AACCTGTTGCGTCAACAACTAGCCCTAATCTACCTTTTACATATGTGTCTAATTGTGATGACGTTAAAGTTTTTGCTCTTTGTCTTACAATATTTCTAAAGTATTCTTCTTCGTCAGGCATTTTTAATGATAAGTTTGCTTTCTTTAATCCTCTTTCAAAAGCAGTATCAGAGTTAACAACTTTTAATCCTGTGCCAGCAAAAGCACTAGCAGTCACAAATGTTTTACCTGAACCTGGACCACCTGCCAAGAAAAATGCTTTAAATATACCTGGATCATAAACACCTTCAGTAAGCATTTTCTCAAAGTTTGTCTCTCTAATTAATTGTTTTAACTTCATTAACCGTTACCGCCTCCGTTGCCACCATTACCAGAGTTACTGCCGTTGCCATTACCATTGCCATTGCCGTTACCGTTGCCATTAGTGTTATTAGTTTCACCTTCACCACTATCGCTACTAGGTCTACCTACGCCAAATCCATAAGCACCGTAGTATCTACCTTGACCTTTTGGCACACAAACTTTTAATCTTTCATCAAAACGAAAACCAGGTGGGCATTTTTTCTGTGCCGTCAAGTTCATAAAATTTTTAAACCCTAACATTATCCTTTTACCCAATCTTTCTCTGCTGTAAAGTTTGCTCTACTAAACTCTAATCTATCTACTAGTTTAACAGCAGCCCCTTTATCTACAGCAACAAAACCCTCAGGTGCTGTTACTCTATATCCGTTTGATGTTCTTAAAAAATGACCTATACTTTGTATTTGAGATAGTTTAGATACTAAAGAATTTTTACAAGTTTGTAAACTAACATGTGAAGCAATTGCCATGTATAAAGCACTTTGATTTTTGTCTATAAAATTTAATCCGTTTTTTAATATTACTCTATACTTTTCTTTACCACTTTCTGTTTTTCTAGCATCTATCTCTTGTTGTACAAATGCTTCATAATAATTTCTAAACATTTCTTGTAATGTTCTTACTTTAGCCATACCGCCTTTACTATTTCTAATATAGAAATTAAAAAATGTTTTTAATCTGAAGCCAATTGAAAACTGATCTGAGGTAGATTTACTCATTTCATCTAATATAGGAGCAGCCTTAGATAATGAACCTTCAGCTTTTCTAATCAAAGCGTCAAAACTACTTAATTCTGATTTAGTAAACTTAGCACTACCTGATACATCTTTATAGGCAGCATCTGCTAAAAAGACAGATGATATACCCGACTTACTTCTAACAGTGCCAAAACCTGCTGTCATAGATGATAATGTTTTACCTGAATATGAAGTATGAAATACGATACCCATTTTAGCTCTAGCAATTCTTTTACCTATCGCTGAGTTTACAGGTACAGCATATGTAATAGTATTAGGTGTAAAAGTAATCATACTATCACCATCTATGTTTGCTGATTTTAAATCTGATTTTGAAAATAGAAAATCGCCTTGTAATACACCAGAGATACCTAACTTTGATAATTCTTTTAATGCGATTGATAGTTTAGTTGCTAATTCACCTGAGTGATTTTTTCTTATATCTGCGTTTGTGTAATTTACTTTAGGTGTTTTATTGAATACTGCTTTTGTACCGACAAAGAATTTGCCGTTTTCTGGATTGATACCACAGATAATAGCAGGTGCGCCGTCCCACTTAACAGTCATATTAACTTTCTTACTAGATGAACCAGCAAGCATGTTTCTTATTGACTTTAAAAAGTTAACTGCGTTTTTACCACCTTTAGAACCTTTGTTTATTATATCGTCTTCTAAGTGTTCTAAATGTGTATTTCGTTCTTTTGTAATAAATCCTTTAAAACTAAACATTTCTCTCTCATACATTCCATTACTATAATCAATTTTTCCATATAAATCAACTTGTTTATCTGTTATATTTATAACATAAAAAGCTTGGCACCCCACCATTTTCTTGCCATACTTTATGTTTATTTTGAAATTGTACTAATTTTTGTGCGTCTTCTTCAAAGAAAAACTCCGAGACTATTGATTTTGTAGGATATTCTATGACATGCCATACAATACTCTTGCCTTTTTTAACCATCTTTTTTCTGTAAGATAAGTTACGATCAGGTGTATATGGTCTTTGATCGCCTCTATGAAATTTAACTTTTTGTTTCTTTACCATGCCCAACTAATCCAAGAATATCTGGTACCTTTCTTTACTGCGTTTACTTGATGAGGATATAAAAAGTTAGCAGGAAATATTAACATATCGCCTTTCTTTAACTTAATCTCTTCATCTTCAAACATTAAAAACTCACCACCTTCATAGTCATCATTTAAAACACCTAGTATACTTAATATAGGCACACCTTGTCTTTCACCTGTAAATAAAGAGTGTATGTGGTCACAATGAGGTGCCATTAATTTATTTTTAGTATACTTGTTAAATCTAGGTCCTGAGTAACCATTCCATCCTGTAAACCAAGGAGTTTCAATATGATCTATATAACTTTGTAGACCTTTATAAATTTTATTCATTAAGATAGAAGTACCAGGTGTATTTTTCCAACTCATTTCTAACTCTTGGTTGCCTGATACATTAATATGTTGACCTGTTCTAGGATTATAAAAAGTATGTTCTTCAAAATCTTCAGGTTTTAAATTAGATAATATTTGATCCGTAACATCATTTGGTACATAATTATCTAAATGTAATATGTATTGATTTAAAGATTTAATCATAATTTAAAATCACTAAATTTATCGTAACTTTGATCTGGTGTAGGATACTCTTCTTTTGTTTCTTGTTGGTTACTATCAACAATATTTTGAGCATTGTTTTCTACATCATATAGTCTCATCTTAGGTCTATCTACACCTATAATAAATGATCTATTCATAGCAGGATCATTATATCTATTCTTTAATTGTTTAACTTTCATTTGACCTAATGCTTCTAGTTCTTCATTTGACATAAGAGCAAACATAAAATCAGCAGTAGCAGGTAAACCAAAACTCTCAGACGTATCTTCTAAACCAATGTCTGTTGAAACATAACCAGTTCTAGTAGTTTGTGTAGCACTAAAAATAGGCACATCAAACTCAACAGCAAGACCTCTTAGTTCTTCAGCAATTGCTTTAATATAAAAGTAAGATGATATATTACCACCTTTAAATCTACTTGAAGCACAAATATTTAAATAATCAATAAAGATAACTTGTGGTCTAAATGATTTCTTTAACGCAAGTTCATTTAGTAAACTTCTAAAATGACCACTATGAGCAGAAGCAGTAGGATATTCTTTTATAATTAATTGACCTGTTGTTTTGTTTTGTAGTTTTGATAACTTATTATCATACAATTGTTTCGGCATTGTATGTAAATCATCTATTGTTACATCAAATAAGTTAGCGTCTATTCTTTCAGCAATACGTTCTTCAGCCATTTCTAAAGTTATATACAACACATTTAAACCTTGTGTCAAAAATGCTGAGGCAGCATGACACATAAACAAAGATTTACCGACACCTGTACCTGCGAGAGCAACATTTAAAGTTTTACTAGGCACACCGCCTTTTGTAATCTTGTTGAAGAAAGATAAATCAAACTTATATCTTTTTTCTTTTGTATGATACCATGTAAATCTATCTTCAGCATCGCCAAGATAATCATGCCCAATATGATTGTCAAAACTAACGGCTAATGCTTCAGATAAAATATGAGGTATTGCCTCTGGTGTTCTTTTCTTATCTTTATTATCTAATATCTTTATGCCATCTAATACAGCATTATGTACGGCACGGTCTTTACAAAACTTTTCTGTTGTATCTAACAACCACTGTTGTTCAACTTCTTCATGTGTTAAATTAGATAATACTTCTTTTACAGACTTTAATTGCTCTTCGTTAATATCTTTTCTTTGATTTAGTTCTATTGAGATTGCTTCTTTTGTAGGTAGATTTTTATAATCAGTAACAAACTTATTGATTTGTTCAAATAAAAACTGTTCTTCTTTTTTATTAAAATAATGAGATTTAATAAAAGGTAATGCTTTACGAGTAAAGTCTTCATTGAAGACTAAATTTCTCAATATAGTTATTTCTATTCTTTCGTTATTATTCAAAGACAATGGTGCCATCTTGTAATTGTTTCTCTACTAGTTCGATTAATATATCGCCAATATACACTTTAAATTCTTCGGTGTCAATGCTGGCTTTGTTAGGATTTGCTAGAATATCAAATGTAAATTTTAAAGGTATTTGACCTTCAGCGTTCTCTGTTTGAGAAAATTTGACGTGATTATATTTGTATATAACGTTTTTAAATTTACCTTCAGTTAGTTTTATACAACTAAAGTCGTCTCCTTGTCTCTGAGCAAAAACGTATTTACTATTCTTCGTCTTGTCCGTAGGTGAATTTTCTTTTGGCATATTCATCAATCTTGTCTAATACTTCTTTTGTAAAATATTTTTCTGGATCGTCATTGATGTTTTTACCAAATACTTTAGAACCATCAGGCATTTCATATCTTGTAGATACTTTCTTAAATACACCTGCTTGTTCGCCAAGTTCTAACAAACCGTAATACTTGTCTAATCCTTGTTTGTAAGTTAGTTTGACATCAATTTGTGCGTTCTCTTTTGTTAACCTTGATTTATAATTTTTACAATGAATAATATTACCAACTACCTCTGTGCCTTCTTTTTCTTTTCTTTTGCCTAGATAGATGATTGATGAAGCGGCATATTTCAAACCTGAACCACCGCCCATTTCTTTTTGTGGAAACATAGAACCTATCACGTCATAAGTGTGGTTCGTCATAATCATAGGTATATTTGCTTTACCTAATTTAAGTGTTAAAACTCTAAACGTAGATTTGACTATTTGTGATCTAGTCATATCTCTTGTTTCTTTACCAGCAGCTGTGTCTTCCATTTCTTTTGTAGTAGACAACATACCTAAACTGTCTAATACAAACATTAAAGGTTTTCTTTTATCTTCTGGTTGTTCTAAATATTTGTCAATAATTTTAATTGATTGACTTCTAAATTCTTGTACTGTAGCAACAGGCACAATAACCATTCTACCTGAATCAACACCTCTACTCTCAATCATTTCTTTTGAGATAGCACTTTCTGACTCAAAGTAAATTACACCTGCGTCTTTATCTGTATCTAAAAAATGTTTACAAATACCTAAGGCAAAAAATGTTTTACCTGTAGCAGCCTCACCTGCGATTGCTGTAATTTTGTTTCCAGGCATACCACCGTAGATACTACCTGATAATAAAGCATTAAATGAATAAGAGCCTGTGTCTATAAAACTTGTTACGTCTGCTGAATCAACACCGTCTGCTACGATTGTAGCGTATTCATTGCCTGTTTCTTTTATTATATCTTTTAAAAAATTGCTCATATCAAACTCCTATAATTTAATCTCATTAATATAACATATCTCATCTATTTAGTCAAGGTTAGTCTTAAATTTTAGATTACCTGACACTGTAATTCGTTCTTCATCACTAGTATAGAAAGGGTAAACAGCGTGATATTGACTAGCAGAGAACATAAGCATTTTACCTTCAAAACTTTTATCAACTGGTATCGAATCAAACATAGGTTCACCTAATAAATCTGTATTTAAAAAACAAAGTTTAGATGTAGAATTTACATTAAAATCACCTTGTTTATTCATTTCTGGAAATACTTTTAATTCTTCTTCTAAATCGTATGGTATTTTTACAAATATTATAAATGATATAAAACCTGTATGTTTATGAAAAGGATTAAACTCATGTTTCTTTTGATAATTAATCCATAATTTATCTAAAACAACTTCGCTTAATTCTGTATTATGTTTTGCTCTAGCAATCACAATATCATTCATTTTAGAAAAGTTTAATGATTGACTTGTAATCCATGTTGACACTTCACCAGGTACATTTTTAAAACCATATTCTTTTTTAATATGACCTGCTAATTGTGTTTGAAAAGGTATTTTGTTAGATTCATCTTCTTCTTTTAAGAAGTTCATCACATATTCTGGTACTTCGCTATAACCTAAAGTTCGGGTGCCAAAGTATTCAATACTTTTTTCCCAATTCGTTTGTTCTTTCATAATCTTTTTTTGCTCTTAATATAACTTTTCTTGCTGTAGGCGATAGTTGTTTAACATCTAATTTGCCGTCTTCATACCACAACTGATATTTAGGATCTTTTGGTATCCAGTCTTCAGGTGGTTCTTCATACTCAGCAGGATCAATTTTATTCCATAGTTTATTTTTAATCTCATCTACACTAACCATACCGAAATCACCATACACTCTGCCATCAAATCTTTCTGACATCATGTTTATTTGTTCTCTATTGTATTCTACCTTTCGTTGGTAGTCCCAATATTCTTTTTTAGAATTGTAATCTTTTGGTTGTATAGTCATCATAACTATTTATTCAAAAAACTGGTCTAATGTAGCAACTCTGCTGTTTCTAAAAAAGTCTAACTTATCTTTAGGACCAAAACACCAAACATTTTCTATGAAAGTAGATGATTCAAATTTTTTCTTTTCTTCTTCACTTTCAAATAGTTTGTCTGACTTAGGTCTTTGTCTAATCTTCATACCTATTTGACCTAAAAATTTATCTTTAAATCTATCAACTAACTCATCACCACTTCTATATCTTTTACCTTTAACCATTGGGTCCATAATGTTTACAAAATTATATGTCGCATATTTGTCAACTATCTCAGCAGTTTTTAAATAAAAGTTATCACGCCACTTTTCATATGTATCATACTTAGACCAACTTTGATTTTCTTCTTCATCATAACCTGCGTTATATTTTTCAGTAGAGAAATAAGGAGGACTAGTAAATGCCACATCAAATTTACCTGTACACAAAGGATCACCACGAGTAACATTTTTTAAACTTAGTTGTATTTCATTTAAATCCTCAGAACCCATTTTAAATATACTAACATGTTTATTACCTAATATATTAAAGTAGTGTTCGTGTTCATATATTTCAGGATCATTACAACCATTTAACTTCTCATAGTATAAACACTGTTCTTTATATCTCTCAAACGTATTAGGATTAGGATCACAACCTACATAAAAGAAAGCGTTAGAAGCATAAAACCCAGCAAGTCTATCGCCCCAACCACAACTAGTATCTAATACATATCTTGCGTTAGTCATATCATAGATAGTTTTTGCTACAACAGGTTTAAATTGTGTAGCAATATATGTACCTAATCTAATAACTTCAATATAACTTTCAGGTGATAAATCTTTTCTACTGTTTACACCACGCCATAATCCACCTAGTGTTGACCATATCTCTTTTGCTGTGCCTTTTTCCCATGTTTCTTTAGGTGATTTAAATTGCCATGTGCCACAATCTAATCTTAAATCTTGGTGAAAGGCATTTGATATATCGTTAAACTGAGAAGACGCCTCGATCAAACCTAAACCATATTTGCTATATGCTTCTCTCTTT